AAAAGCCCGCGAGCTGTACGTCGTGTCTTCGAACCCACCACGAATCAATGCCTCTTGGCATGCATCGCTTGCATCGCATGCATCTTTTGTTGTCGTTTTCAGTTTCATACCAATCTAAGTCTTATTGTACTGGTCCAATCCCAATCAACCCCGCTGATGGTTTTGGAGCCCCCAACGGTCCCCTTGTAGATTCGAACGAATCCGCTCCTACGGTATCCATCGCCAGGAAACCACGCTTCATAAACCTCACCTGATTTGTTTCCAAGACGCAACCGCCACATGTCCCCATTGTGTTTTTTGAACCCACGACGAATCAGTGCCTCTTGGCATGCATCTTTTGCCGTTTTTAGTTTCATACCAATATTAGGATTATTCTATTGGAAAAATCCCAATCACCGTTGTCTTTGTAGCCAACAACAGTCCCTTTGTAGATTCGAACAAATTCACCCTCAAGGTATCCATCATTAGGGAACCACAAATCATAAACCTCGCCTGGCTTGTCTCCTCCAAGACGCAACTCAAAAGCCTGCGAGCTGTACGTCGTGGTTTCACACCCACCACGAATCAATGCCTCTTTGCATGCATCTGTTGCGTCTTTTGTTTGTGCCGTTTTCAGTTTCATACCAATCTAAGTATTATTGTGTTGGTCCAATCCCAATTACCCAAACCGTTGGGGGCAGGCCAAATGGTCCCTTTGTGGATTGTAACAAACAAATCCCAACGGTATCCATCAGGAGGGAACAACGCTTCACAAACCTCGCCTGGCTTGTCTCCTCCAAGACGCAACAGACGCACGCTGTACGTCACGTTTTCAAACCCACCACGAAGCAATACCTCTTTGCATGCGTCTGTTGCGTCTTTTGTTTGTGCCGTTTTCAGTTTCATACCAATCTAAGTATTATTTTGTTGGTCCTATCCCAAAAAACAAAGCCAATGCTGGTTTTGGAGGCAGCGGTCCCTTTGTAAATTCGAACAAATTCACCCTCAAGGTGTCCATCACAATAGAACCACACATCATAAACCTCGCCTGGCTTGTCTCCTCCAAGATGCAGCCCCTCTGTGCTGTTCGTCATGGTTTCACACCCACCACGAATCAGTGCCTCTTTGCATGCATCTGTTGCATCTTTTGCATTTGTTTTTTCTGTTTTTAGTCTCATACAAATGTAAGTATTATTGTACTGGAAGAATCCCAATCACCGTTGTCTTTGTAGCCAACAACAGTCCCTTTGGTGATTCGAACGAACCAATCCCAACGGTATCCACGAGGGAACCACACATCATAAACCTCACCTGGCTTGTCTCCTCCAAGACTCAACCACTGCGAGCTGTACTTGGTTTTAAACCCACTACGAATCAATTGTTCTTTGCATGCATCTTTTGCCGTTTTCAGTCTCATACCAATCTAAGTTTTATTGTGTTGGTCCAATCCCAATCATACCAACCGATGCTGTTTTTGGGGCCAGCAGTCCCTTTGTCGATTTCAACAGACCAATCACTGGGGTATCCATCATTAGGGAACCACGCATCATAAACCACTTCACCTGGCTTGTCTCCACCAAGACGCAAAACCTGCGAGCTGTACTTATCGTCTTTGAACCCACGACGAAGCAATTGCTTTTTGCATGCATCTGTTTGTGCCGTTTTCAGTTTCATACCAATTTAAGTATTATTGTATTGGTCCAATCCAAACATCGCTGTGTTTATGAAAAAATATACGTTAATTTTCAATAAGGGTTACATTAGTAACTAACGGGAAAAGGAATCACATCGTGAATCTTCTCCGCTTTCGTCAAGAACATAACCAGGCGCTCAAATCCCATTCCGAACCCAGCATGTGGAACCGTCCCCCATTTACGAGTGTCTAGATACCATTGCATAGATTTTGAATCCACGCCAGCTTCTTCCATTTGAGTTTTTAGCGTATCGTGGTCCTCTTCTCGAACAGAGCCTCCAATCAACTCTCCAACTTCTGGGAACACCAGGTCAAAACAAATTGCCTTTCCACCTTCTCTCTTCATATAAAATGGTTTGAGGTCCTGTGGCCAGTGAGTGATAAACACAGGGCCTTTGTGGTGCGCAACTATTTCACGCTCTAGTTCAGTTCCTACATCTTCTCCATATGACAAACCAAACTCATCACATACTTCTTGATATGTTATTCGAGAATACCTGGCACCAACCTCAGATTTAAGTGATTCCAAGGTTACTCCCAACTCTTTTTGATGGCCACTTTTACCAAGTGAAACAGCCACTTTGGCAATTGTCATTCTCAGCATAGACTCGGCAAAATCCATTATTTGCTCTAAGTCATAATGAGCCAGCTCAGGTTCAATCATCCAGAACTCAGACAAATGCTTTCTGGTTGATGATTTTTCAGCTCGAAAACATGGACCAAAAGTGTAGATTTTCCCCAACGCCATCATACCAACTTCTCCATGAAGCTGACCCGAAACCGTTAAATGTCGTTTGAGCCATTCTGATTCGGCTGAAAACTGTTCTCCAGCACCCTCACAATCTGAGCTGGTCATAATCGGTGTGTGATATTGAGATACTGACTCCTCATGCATAAACGAGTGTAATGCAAAGCTTGTTTCGCTTCGTGCGTGCATAATAGCGCACATGCGTCGGTCTCGCCCTCGTGTCTGAGGAATCGTTCTAAGAAAGCTTGAAGAGTGAAATTTAGGCTGAACTGGGTAATCTTCTCCAGACTCGCCAAGAACCTCAATTGAAGTTGCTTTGAATTCATAATCTCCCCTGGGGGTTCTCCCATCTTCACCCTGCATTTGAATAGACGCTCCAGCAGATAACCCTAGGGAGACTTCGCAGTCTGAGTGTTTTATTGTTACTTGAAATTCCTCTTGCCCGTCCGTGACGGCTAAGAATGTTAATGCTTTGGATTTACGCACGGAACGAATCCATCCTTGTCTTGTTTTCATTTGTTTATTTTAAAAAAGTTTGGGCACAAAAAAAACCGCTTAGTAGCGGCTTTTGAATATCGATGTTTTTCTATCCCTTAATTGGACATAACAACCTTATTCATCAGCCGATTGGCGATGTTATTAAAATTGTTATTTAGAGAAAATGTTGTCATTGTCTTTTGAAGTCAGTTGCAAGTATATAGATAAAATATTACAATACGCAGAATTATTACGATTTTAACCATATAAAGTTTCACTTTATAAAGCGACGACCCATGATTCTGAAGTCTATTAAGGGAATGTGAAAAATTTCAGTGTTTCTTTTAAAATCTCTATAAGCAGCTCTCCATCTAAAGCCTTGAACTAAATGACTTACTAGTAGAGCAAAAAATAGGCTCACAAAATAAGTTATAGAAACCCATAATCCCCACCCTCCAGATTTACCGCTCATATAAAGAATGCTGTCAATTAGCCAAATCAAAATAAAAACTGCTTTGACCCAGTTTTTTGCTAGGGTTTTTTTGTAAACTTTGAGTACTGTTTTTTGCCACGGACTGTCATATACATAAGTTTCAACTGCCTCCTGGATTGCATTTGTATCGTCTTGGTTCAGTATATATGTTGCTTTTTCCATATTTTTTATTTTACAATTATAATCATTTCCAATGTTGGAATAACTTACATTACATTTCTTAGCAACTCAGTAATATTTTTGCTAGCTTCCAGCAAGGGTATTTTTTTTACCAGCCTCCAATAGTATTTTTCTAATTTGATTTCTAATTTGGGTTTCCCAAATAAAAGGATGAGCCTGCACGGCCTTCTTGTAATGAAGCTTTGCTGGGACTTTCATAAAAATCTCATACTCTATTGTTAACTTTCTTCCGTCAGCTAAAGTCATATCAATGTATGTACATTGGTCTTTTTTAGATAAGAAAGAAAACATTTTAGGACCCATTTCACGCCCAAGTTCTAGCGTTTTATTGCAATAGTATTTTTTTAATTTATGAGGAGCTGCATCAAACTCAGCATCAGAAAGTCCTGTTTTTTTTGACAAAACCACATCAATATACAGTTTTTTTAGGTTGAAAGGCAATTGACCGAACTCAGCTATAGATACCCACCGCTTTTTTTCGATGTATTTCTCCATTTGAGAATGAGTAGCAGCTTCAATTTCGTGGCGTTCAAGCTCTTTTATTTGTGCAATTAAAACATTAATATAGCACTTTTTTTGCGCTTTCGTAGCTGCAACAGTTTCGTCTTTATTCAAACGAATGCCCTTTTCTAGGAGATTGTCTATAAAATCCTTTTTTTCCCGCTTAGATTTATTATTAAAATCTTTTCTCTCGAAATGCACCATGTCCATAAATAGGTCAGGTTTTGCTAACGCAAACCCTCTGTAGAAGCTTATTTTCAACCTATTTAATAGAAAGACTTATAAAATGGCACAACACAACGCAAATTACACAATAGTCCCTTTTGCTTCAGGGGCAAATGGGAAGCACATCTGCGGAGATGGCGTCTCCGCATCTACTGTGCACCAAGTATACTGCACATCAGGGGGCGCTGTAACAATTGTAGCACTCGGAGGAGGAAATTTAACTGTGACTTTAGCTGCTGGACAGTATGTGAATGTTCTATGTAGCAGTGTTAATGTTGGTTCAGGAGCTTTTGTTGGCTTTAGGGCACTAGCAAATAGAGGAAATAGATTACTAGGATAATAAAAAACAAATGAGCGCATCAATAATCGGCTGCCTAACAGGGGTCACATCATCAGAAAAGAGTAGAATATACAACAGGATTAAGATGTTGCTGGGTGCGCCTGTTGTTAAGGTTGAACTTCGTGATGAGCAATTTGAAGCGATGGTATGTCATAGTATTGAAGAATATTCTGTACACGTTGCAGACTGGTTTCTTCAAAATCAGCTTGCTGAAATTTTAGGTGTACCTAGTGAAATTGATTTGACATTAAAATATGTAGCAAACACGCAGTATTTTGAACGCTCTTGGGCATCTTCTATTGGTGAACAGATTGGATTAGGTGCTAATGGAAATAGAGAGCTTAAAACAGGGGTTATAGAGCTTACTGGGGGAACTCAAGACTACCTTATACAAGCGAATCGAGAAGTTATCGAGATTCTTTGGTTTACTCCGTCGTTTATCAATTTGTTTGGTCTTGACCCGTTCGCTAATACTAATATTGCATTTTCAGAATTCGGCGCATCTTTCGCTGGACATTCAATGTATCACGTAATGCCTGTGTTTGACACTATCATGACTGCGCAGGCTGCGGAAATGAGGAACAGGGTTCGTGGGCACGAATACTCGTACAGTATACACCCAGGGCCAGATGGAACAAAACGAGTACGACTATATCCAATTCCAAGAAACACATCGACCGCTGGGTCTAGTGTTGGTATTGGAGGTGGTGCTGGAACACCAGGAACATGTTACTATAGATACTACGATAGGACTTCAGGAAATGGAAACCCAGAATATTCTGGAACTTCAGCAAACCCTGGTTACACTGCATCGACAAGCACTGAACAAGGAAACGGGCTTGTTAGTTCTTTTGCTGATGCAGGATTCCATAATCTAAATTATGACCAATTAAACGACAAGTCAAAGAAGTGGGTTCTGGATTATACGTTCGCTTTGGCCGCAAGAACACTTGGGCCAATGATTCGAGGAAAGTTTGACGGACAATTGCCTATCCCAGACGCGGAGCTCCGATTAAACTCAAATACACTGCTTGACATATCCAATCGTGAGATGGATAGGTTATATAAAAAACTAGAGGATGAACTCGAAAGACTCTCCTTCCGAAAGATTATGGAAGACAGGGCATCGATTCAAGAAAATCTCAACAAATCTCAAAGTTTCGGACCGCTTGATATCTGGATATACTAATGGAGCCAGGGGAATACAGCAGGTGGATTGCGGATAGTATCCTTAAAGCATCAGAGAAGGAAAAAGTTAATGGCAAAAAGAAAGAAGGGCCGCAGGAGGGCGAGCAGGAAGAGTAAAGAAATAGTAGAGATTGATAAATTCAAACGCTATCAGACTCAGCTTCGAGTTCATCATTTGTACCCTGCAAAAAAAGACGGTTTTTGTGACTGCGGATGCGGACAAGAGCTATCAGGGAGACAGAAACGGTGGGCAAGCACAAAATGTACAAACAAGGTCGTTAAAGAGTTTAAGATAATCAAAGGTGACACTAAGGTTATCCGAGAGGAAATACAGAAACGAGACAAGGACGTTTGCGCCGAATGTAACGAGCCAGCTGATGTGTGGCAAGCAGACCATATCATTGAGGTTAGACATGGTGGTGGCGGATGCACACTAGATAACTTTCAAACCCTGTGCACTGTGTGTCATAAAAAGAAAACAAAGGAAAACTATAATAAGAAATGAGCGACGATTTAAACGATATTGGAAGAAAACCTCAAGAAGTAGAGGACCATAATTCTACCCAGAAAGGTGTAAGAATGTTTTTTGGAAAGGAAGAGGCAGAGTTGTTTTCTTCTTTAGGTCGCGAAATCACAGAGGGATGGTTGCAGGAGAGTTTCTTGCTCTACAGGATAGACCTGCAGCAAACCTCTGTTCACCCTCTTTATGGTGAAACCAAACATAAAGTTTATAAAGAGTCTGTTGAGGTGTTCGGACGGATAAATACTCAATCCGAGGATACAACGATGCATATTGATGGGGGACCAATTAAACGTGGTCATGCCACAATGGAAGCTCATTTATACCTTGAACACTTACAAGAACTTGGTTTAGTTGTTCTAGAGAATGACCAAGATGTCGTTATGGATTTAAAAGTGGGGGACTACCTGGAATTTAAAGGTCAGTTTTTCAAAATTCATGAGGATGGGTACGCTCAAATAAACAACCAAAACTCTTGGGCTGGTGATAGAAGATTCTACATCACCATAAAAGCAAAAGAAGTCGATGAAGACCAATTTAACGCTAGATAATGAAGGTGCCAGAATACATATACAACGCTACGGTTGAAAACGTAGTAGACGGAGACACGATTGACTGCTTGGTTGATTTAGGGTTTAACACAACAAACAGAATCAGGTTTAGAATCAAAGATGACGAAGCTTATTTTGACACTCCTGAAACCTGGAGACCTAAAACAGAGGCGGAAGAAGCTCATGGTGAAGCAGCTAAGGCTAGAGCTAAAGAATTGCTGGAAGGAAAAAAAGTAGTGTTGAGGTCTGCAAAAAAAGGGAAGTATCGATACGTAGCCGAGGTGTTTATGGAAGACGGAAGCAGTTATACTGACTTAATGATTGCCGAAGGGTTTCAGAAGAAAGACTCTTACAAATAATTAATATTGATTCAATATATAATCCTTTTTTTTGAGTTATAACGCACATCCGCTTTCTTTTCGCAACCTATTTACAAGAAACACTTTGTAGATGTCAATTCTGGACAATATTGGAGACAACTTAGATAGTCAGCACGAGAACCATAACTTCCTGCCTCAGAAAATTGAGTTAGAGGATATTGACCTTGGTGTAAAAAACTTTTTTGAAGGTCTCAACATCACGATGATGGACCAGAGTGGTCGTCAACGTCGCGTCCCTATTATTTGGCTTAATCAAGAGTTGTTTGCTCAGCGAAAGAATTACTGGGAAAGCTTGACTAATGAAAACGGAGAAGAAATTCAAAGACCGTTTATAGCAGTATCTAGAAAAGGAATTAAGCAGGGTACATCACCCAACAGAAGAACTATTCCATGGATGAAAAAATTTGGGTTCACAAGACCTAGGACTTTTGATGGAACCTTAATGGGGTACGACAAGTATATGGTTAGACAAGCTACTTGGGTAGATTGTGACTATGAAATTCGACTTGTCACCTCTTACATGGTAGACGTAAACGTTTTCTATCAAGAAATTCTCAGAGATGGCTTCTCAGATGGGCAAGGATATATGAATATTAATGGTCATCAGATTCGTTCAATCCTAGGAGAACCATCAGAAGACAATCAGGTATCAAGCATTGATGATGAAAGAGTATTTCAGATTTCTGCTCCACTTGTGGTGCATGGAAAACTTTTTGACCCATCTGACCACGAAAAAAAGACCACAATCAATAAGGTTGTCGTTAAAATGTGTGAGGACGGCTCTGAGAATCAGGGGGTAGCAAAAACTTTTGGCGGTCAAAGCTCAGCTAGACCATTTAGAAATAGCTGCGACCCAGTTAATGTGTACAGTTACAATAATTTCTTATTATCTTCCGTCGCAGCTGGTCAGAGCTACATAATCTCAGCATCGACTGTATTAAATGTGTCTGGGACTACTCTTGCAACGCTGGCTCCAGGGGAAATTTATGTTGTGCCTGCAGGCGCTAATGCGACTGTATTAGATTCTACAGGTGGTACACTAGCTTTAATTTCTGGCGGGCTAAGCGGAACAATTACAGATTCAACAATATTTAATTCCACTGGTGGAACAGTTGGGACAGTAACGGCACAAGGCGCGTTCCTTGCTCCTGATTCTACTGTTTTCGATTACTCAGGAGGAACTCTTGCGAGCTTGGCGCCGAGTGGAAGATTTACAGTGGAAGCTGTTAATATTTTATGGTCATCAGGCGGAACAGTAGCAACACTAGGGCCTTCGAGTTCATACCCGTTAGAGGCTGTTACAGTTCTTAATCACACTGGTGGAACAGTTTTTAATGACGCCGAACAGGGTCAGACTAGAAGTTTGTCTGCGGGTGTAGTATTTAATTTTTCAGGAGGAACTCTTGCGAACTTGGCTCCAAACGGAGTGTTTACCGTAGCAGCTGCTACAGGTGTTGTATCAAACTCTGCTGGAGTTTTAAAACTCGATACTACGCTTGGTCCTGGTGATAGCTTTGCATATGTTGTCTCAGATTTAAAAATTTCAAATAACAGACCTAAACAGATATTCTCAATTTCTGGTGGAGGTTCCAGCTTTTTCTTAGATGATATATCATGGATTAATAGCGATGGAGCGTCTTTGTCATTTTTGCCCATCTATTATGATTTAGAAATGACTGCCCCTAATATTGACATAATCGACTCTTCAGGGATGTCTGCTAATACGGTTTTGTCTGGAACTGTTTATACAAATTTTTCAGGAATAGTTACAGTAGAAAACTCAAATAGCAGCTTTGTAACTGGGTATACTAGTTTTGGGACTTATCCATTATCAGACATAAGCATTTTAAATTCTTCTGGTGGAACAGTAGATACGTGGCCAGCAGTTTCTGCTTATACGATTGGAGATGTAGTTTATAGGAACTCTACTGGTGGAACTTTAGCTTTCATGCCAAGCATTTACCCTTTAAACGGACAAATACAAATCCCTCAATTTTCCATTATAAATTCTGATGGCCAATCAGGGACAACTTTTGCCTATAATAACCAAGTTCATACTAATTTTTCAGGAGGCGGGAGTGGGACTCAAATAATTTATCAAAGACCCTCTCCTTTTATAGATGGGACCGTTTATCGAACAGGCGATACGGAGTGGCATGCTAAAAATGGTTCGTATGATTTCAATGCAGTTACCGCTAGCACAGTTGTTGCTGCTGCTCTAAGTTACACTGCTACCGAGAGTGACGTTAGAGAAACTTATCATGGAACTATAGGAGATGGCACTGACCTTATTGCTCCGACTTATTTGTCAAACAATAATTTTTTTGGCAACAAGTTTAGATTCACAGATAGTCTTGGAAACAAAAGTGATTCAAGCGCCTCTAGCTTGTGGGCGCATGTTGATTTTAATGGTCATAATTACACGGGAGCAATAAATAACTATGTTATTGACCATTTTACAGGTGTAGGCATGTATTTAAATTACATAACTAGCGGAAGCGCTTTTAACATGAATACAACAACATCAGACGGGGCCAGTTGGGAAAGTTGGATTGATTATTTAAAAGTCTTTTCTTATTCAGGATTTTCAAACTGGAGACCTTACAGCGTTAATGAGATGACCATAGGTCCTATGGGCGCTTTTCTAACGGCGGGTTTATATGATTGGGCTGGAGAATTCTTTAATGGGGAAAGAAGCGATAACAGAATGTATTGCCTTTTAGGTGAAAGCGAAAATGCGACAGAAGCTATGTTTGGGTTTGACAGTTCGGCTCCTGAATTAACTATAGACCAAACAAAAGCGGGTGGCTCTGGGTTTGGTCACAGAATTACTAATATTTTCGGTATAAGAACTCATTATTAATATAAAGTCTTGGTGCTTTTCTGTCCTATTTATAGGAAACTTAATTAGAAATGAAAATCACCAACAACAGGTCTACAGCTGCTATTTTTATGTACAAATGGAGCAATACGACTCAAAAAGAAAAATTTGCTGCATATGAAAAGCGAACACTTCCTAATTTAACGCATGCGGACCAGGTTTTATCTCGCCAATACATTGTGAATAGGACCACTTCTGGTACTGGTACAGCAGAATCTAATTTTATAGAGGTTACTACTCCAGGGCTAGCTAACAATCACGTGGTTAATTCATTAAAAGAAGTCGGAAGACAAACTAATGGGACTTGGGAGATTGAAGCTTAAAAACGAACAACAAGTTAAAATGTGTGGTTTTTAATACCATGCAGATGGTTGCTGAAAGTTACAATTCTTACCCCTTTAGGAGCTCACAACTAAATTCTCTGACTATTTATACAACACAGGGCAATACAATCACTAAAGTAAGAGTGAAAGTAGCTCAATAGCATAAAGAGTTTACACTTATAACTATAATGGCACTAATAAAATATCAGCGTGAAGTATGCGCTTTTGTTTTCGTAACAAACGCTGGAAGATAAGGAAAACGACAAAAAAATACAACACGACAAACTATAAAAAATGGCAACAATTTTCGTATCACCTGGAGTTTACACAAGAGAACAAGACTTTACAGCATTTGCTTCTAGAATTGGTCTGACCAGACTTGGAATTGTTGGCAAGACTCCAAAGGGTCCCGCAGGCGAAGCGATTCGTGTTAATGGCGGAGATGAATTCCTTTTGAGATATGGTGCAACGGATTTTAAATATCCTTCCACCTATGTTGCCAATGCATTCTTAAGCCAGTCCAATGACCTTACCGTGACAAGAGTTCTCGGTGAAGGTGGGTTCACAAATGGTCCAGCTTGGATTATTACAGCTGATTTCAGTAATGGCACTTCTGGGAGTAAATCAGGAACAACGCTAGCGGTTTTGCGTTCAAAGAAGTCAAACGCTGGCGTAGCATTTTATGACACGCAAACAGACATTATAATAGGTAACACTACCTCTGGTTCAACGTCGGCTTCATTTACTCTTTCTGCGACAACTGGGCCACTTACAGCTCTAACAAACTCAAGTATTACTGTATCTTTAGATGAGACTAAAAATGACTACATCGCTAAACTTCTTGGAAAATCTCCTGAGGTTGCAGTTGGTGCTTATGATTTTTATGTTGAATCTATCTATCCTCACTTTATTAGAGAGGCAAAGGCTAGAGCAGAAATATATGGAATCCACCCAGAGCTTATTTATAACTCAACTTCTGCGTGGACAGATTACGCAAGCGACTACACTCACGCTGTAACTCCTTGGATTGTATCTGAGGTAATTGGTGGAGATGTTCATAATTTATTTAAGGTTCACACTATCTCAGATGGTAACTCGTCAAACAGAGAAGTTAAAGTTTCAGTTGCTAACCTCGACACAACAAATAGTTTGTTTGACCTAATTATTAGGAAATACGAAGACAGTGATGCTAATAGCTTTAGTGTGTTGGAACGGTTCTCAAGGCTATCTATGAATCCTGCTTCAAGTAGGTATTGTGGGAAAATAGTTGGAACGCAGGACGGAAATTACCCATCTAGGTCTATGTTTATCAAATTAGAACTTGCAGAGAGCTATCCAGGCGATGCTCTTCCAGCAGGGTTTAAGGGGTACTCGTTGAGAAGTATGGCTTCTGGCTCAACTACAGTTGCACCAAATATATACTTCAAAACCAGTTATCTTTCTGATGACACAGTTTCTAAAACATATATGGGTGTATCTGAATTAGGATACACATCTATTACAGCTTCTCAGGTTTCTGTAAAAAATGCTGCTCAAAACGTTGAACATGATATTTTTCAATACCCAGGAGGAACAGCAACAAGCAAAACTACTACTCTTGGATTCCACATGGAGAGCACAGCTCCTGCTGCGCTTTATTCTTCTGGAGACAAAGCAGCGCTTTCAGCATACACAAAGACAAACTCAACAGTTGTTGACAGAGCTAAATTGAAATTTACAGTTCTTCCTTATGGTGGTTTTGATGGATTTAACAAGTACTTAACTTTTGATTCAAGTTCATTGTACTCTGAATTCACAGATGCTTATACAAGCAATGTGTCCGCATTTAAAACAGCAATTGACACGATGGAGTCGTCAGAAGCTGTTGATATCAACTTGATTACCACACCAGGAATTGATTATTCTAATAACGAAACACTTGTTAAGTATGCGCTTAACCTTGTTGAAGATAGAGTTGATTTGCTCTACGTTATTGACGCACCAAGACTTACTGTAGACACAGTGAAAGGAGACCCTGAAACCGCTGTTTCTAACTTAGAATCAACTGGAATTGATAGCTCATATGCAGCTACATACTGGCCTTGGATTCAAGTTGAAGACATCAACACTGGACGTTACGTATACATGTCTCCGACATACGCTGTAGTACGTGCAATGGCCTTTACTGATAACAAATATCAATCATGGTTTGCACCAGCAGGTCAGATTAGGGGTGTTATGCCAGGAAACGTTATCAGAGCAGACGTTAAGCTTACAAAGTCTCAGCGTGATACTCTATATGCAGGTAGAATCAACCCAATCGCGACATTTACTCAGAGTGGAGTTCAAATTCAAGGCCAGAAAACATTGCAAGTTAGAGAGTCTGCACTTGACAGAATCAATGTAAGAAGGCTGATGTTGAGAGTTCAGAGGCTTGTAGCAGCTGCATCACTTACACTGTTGTTTGAACAAAACGACCAGACAGTAAGAGACCAGTTCTTAGCGAAAGTTGAGCCGATTTTGCTTCAAATACAAAATCAAAGAGGTATCTCAGCTTTTAAAGTCACAATGGATGATTCTAACAATACGTCAGACACAGTCGATAGAAACATGTTAATTGGTAAGATTCAAATCAAGCCAACAAGAGCGGTAGAGTTCATAGACTTAATATTCCAAGTCCTTCCGACTGGGGCCCGATTTGAGGATTTTTGATAACTAACTTGTAATAATCCACTTAAGATTACATAATATACAGGGGCTTGCCATCACGGTGAGCCCTTTTTTTGTGCGTGCAGCTTTTCCCTAATCTGTGTTGAGATTTTTTTCCGCTATATTTGCATATATCTTTTCGAACTGAGCCAGTCTACTCATTGGGGTAAAAAGAGTTTTGTACCAACGAAGTGAAAACTGGTATGGTGAGTCTTTCAAAATCCTCTCAAATTTTTCCTGAGTAACTTTGGTCGGCAAGATATCTTGTATCTCCTCCGAAGTCAGCGTGGTGTTGACTTCAATCTCTCTATAGGTGATGTCTTCAGTCAGATTGTCCACAAACACAAATGTTTTCATAAAAGGAGCTAGGTGGAGAAAATTAAGAATGTGATGGACTTCATCTGCAAGCCTATCTTTGGGGTACGACTTTGCTTCTCCAAAAGGTATTTTGAAACTATCTTCCATTCTTTTTTTCGCGAGCTCTAATGCTTCGCCTTTATATCCATGCTCAGACAGTATGGAGGCGATTGTGGATATTGTAACATCTTTCGGTATCCTCTTGCGATTTGACGCAAGAGAGTCGAATACGCCAGGTACAATGGAGGCGATTGATTTAACGGTTTCTCTAGATATTGGATACATGCTTTAATATACGGGGAAAACAAATAAGAGTTACATGAAACCAAACTCTCAATCTTGCGTATATATGGTAACATGAAAATTATTAGCAAGTATAAAGACTATTATGATTATCTTGTAGACCATTACGGGATAGATGAAAAAGTCACAATCGACCGAACCAAAGGCTTTGTGCCTTTTGTTTCAAACCCAACGCGAGAAGGCGAATTCAGCGTGGCTCAAGTAGCTGTGTGCGGAATGCTTCACTCAGGGCTTATTGACCATAAAGGTGTAATTCACTGGGGAGACAGTGCTATTCCTTTCGGAAAAATGCGTTCAAAAAGTTGGCTGGATGATGGGTTGAAAATGCTTTATTTTGATGCTGGTTTAAAACGGAAAGACCGAATTGACCCCAAACCAGCTCCAACTGACCTTAACGCGAGAGAAAATTGTGCTGTTGTTTGGGTTACGGGCTATAGTAGTCAAGATACTAAGAATTGGCCAAAACTTGAGGTTGTGAATTTCGCTGGTTATATTCCTGCAGAAGAGATGTTTCAAGAAATTTATAGTTGGATGAGTGCTCGCAACGAACCCGACACCACCGACACACGAGATGATGCCACAAAATTATTGAACGCAGGGTTCGATAAAAAGAAATCTTTTAGACACAGAAAATGAGAAAAGCATATAGTGAAGTCACAGTGATTGGCGAAGATAGTAAAATACAAGGCTTATGCCTTGGATATGACCATTGCTCCGAACATGAATGGGGAATAAAGGGCATTCGAAGAAAACTAGAGCAAAACGACAGGGTTTATAATAAAACCCTGGGTATTGTCACTAAAAGTGTTTTAGGGGCAGAAACCAGGATGGTTCACAACTACGAAAACATTGTGTTGGGTAAGTTTGATTATTGGCATCGAAAAGGGACTCAAATAAGTCACGAGAAAAAAAATGGATACAAAAAGAAAATTGCTTTTTTTCTCGAAACAAAAGGCATATCGATTTATGCTGATGACCAAGAAAGTGCTTTAAGGGAAGGGCGATGTAATATGCTTTCTTATTATGAACTAGAAAGAGAAGAGCCACCAGAAGGGTTTCTTTGGTCTGAGTGGGATGAAAACAATCTCAGAGCAGTGTTTACCAATGAAGATATTTTTGACGCCCTAAAGGATGTGATTAAATCAAAAAATTTACTTGTAGGATTAGGAGGTAGTTTAAACCCATTTGCAGGAGCGGGATTATATATCTTGGATTTTAGAGCTTATTCAGAAGATGATGTTAAGGAAATGGCTCAAGCAGACCTGAACCACATCAACATGTTAGAATATGCGCGACTCACAATGATTGAAAAGCGTTTGAAGAAAGCTGGTAAGAGTTGGTTTGCTTTATCTCCAAAAAAACTGAATAAGGAGGATATGGAAAAACATAAAACCAAATTCAGCGTCATTTTTTGGCTGAATCCAACTGAACAAAGAATTGTTAATTATGGCTGGTTTACTGTTGAGGAGTTGAGGATGTGGATAAAAGGAAAAGGGCCTATAGTCAAGCAGGATGAAGTGGCATAGAAAAATAGATTTAGAAACCCTAAGGAATTCAGTTTTTGTCGTGTCTATAAATATTTTGGCATATAATACATTGCTTGATAAAGGTGGAGATAATGTAGAAAATCTTATACTAAATTCTCAAAAAACTCTTTCGGAAGGGCTAGGAATTGACAGCAATGAATATCTTCCAAGTATTCGTCTCAGCTTTTTTGAAGAGGACCGAAAAAAAACTCAAATAAGTTTTGGGTTTTATAAAAAAGTTGACGGGCTTAGGAGTGTGGCGACTCATTTTATATTCAACTCAGATTATATTAAGACGTATCTTAATTTGGAATGATGTCTGGCGGTATTTCGATGTTGATGTATCCTTGCTGAGGAATGGATAATCTATTTCCACCGTTGTAATAAAGCTGAAATTCTCCTCTGTATTTACCAGCTTCGTTTGTATCCACAGCCGCCCAATTGTATTGGATTGTTCCGCCTGATATAGATTGTAGCGAGCCAGCGGCTCCAGCTACTTTGTAATTCCCATGTCTATCCACCATTGAAAATGTAACAGCGGTAGCCCCAGTCATGTTGAATGGTATCCTAGTCGTGAGATTGGAGTAATCAAACACACAAATTCGCAACACTGGCAGAGTATCGTTTTGCTTGATGATGAAATCTCTTTGACTTAAAGGCATTATGACGTTGTGAATTGGTTACTAACTACTGTAAAATCTAGTGGTTTGTTGTTAAGCATTTCTACTTCTATTTCTCGTCCCACTGTCGGAGACATCTTAAACTTGAATCGGGTATACTGTAACTTTACTGGGGAATCAGCAGTGTACTTAACTCTCCAATAAATCTCGTAATTATCATCTGTGTTATAGAGAATCTCGTCGAGGTCTGCGAAATAGAATCCTACTTCTTGATTTGTTATTGTTGCTCCTGATTCCACAAGGGAATCACCAGTCGATGCGTTGTATACATCAGCAGTAAGAGATGCTGGGTTTATAACTGTATATGACTCGATGTTTGTACCCCCACTGTTTGAAAACGTGAGTACTCTGAATCGTCGGTATATCTTTATAACTCCAGCCATAATATATCACACAAAAAACCCTACTGTGAGGGTTTTTGTGTGTTTTGTTGTGAATTTCTTAATTACTGAGAATACACCTGTCTGGTTGGAGGGTCAGGGTAGGCATAATCAAATCATCAGAACTATAATCGTAATCTCCAAAGCTTGCGTCTACTATTTGGCATCCGATAAGGGTCCATTTTTGAATTTCAACTCCAGGTCCGTCTACCCCTTTCAGTACAAGGTTCTTTTTGTATCCAACTGCGTATCCGCCACGTCCCGTAGCTGATTCAAAGTGAAGTCGTACCCACTCCATCAATTTTTGAGTCGTAGAGGGACCAATCACGTCAATGAATGAAACCTCCATTGTTTGCCATACGGCTCTACCAGCGACGAATGTCGAAGTATTCATGTATGGTATCTCAACTGATTTGATGTTCAGTGAAGGCGCTTTCGTAGTTTGAACCATATACGAATCGATAGCAAGCTCCGTTGGGAACTCTAGCACAAATCGATTTTTTAATTTTGGTTCCTGCTCGATAGGAACAGGTCGAAACATATCTGCCATTATTGTAGCTTTTATTGTTATTTCCTATAAATAGCTGGCAGAAAAAAGTTTTGTAGCGGCTTGAGATATTAGTTTACCTATTTATTAAAAAGAGTACTTAAGAGTGTGTTTATAATACATTTTTAGATTAATCTAAATAGGTATTTACCATTATCATTTTTAAGCTTATATAAGCAAGGTTTTAATAGTTACACAAATGGAACGTAAAATAAAAAGAGCTCTTTGTCTTTCTGGTGGAGGTTCAAAAGGAGCTTGGGCAGGAGGTGTGATTCAATATCTTACTGAGGACTTAAAGCTCGACTACGACCTTTACGTCGGAACATCCACTGGAAGCTTGTTAGCTCCGCTTACTTCTATTCGTGAAATAAGCACTTTAAAAGAAGGTTACACCAGCGTAAGCGCTGATGACATATTCTCTTATAATCCATTTAGAAAAGACGGAAGTCCCAGTTATCTTAAAATGGCTTATAGAATAGCTACTTTAAAAACAACTTTAGGCGAGAGCGAGGGTTTATTAGAACTTATTAAAAAGTTTTTCAAAGAAAAACACTATGACAAACTCACTAGTGAGGGAAAGGAAGTAATTGCTGCAGTCGCAAATATTACTGATGAAAAAATTGAATACATGTCATCAAAAGATTGGGGATATGAAATGTTTTGCAAGTGGTTGTGGGCATCCGCCAATACCCCTCCTTTTATGACTCTTTTTGAACATCAAGGGAAGGAATATGTTGATGGTGCAATTTTGCAACACATCCCTATACAAGCTGCTATTGATGCGGGAGCCACTGAAATAGATGTTATTGTATTACGTCCTGAAAAATTTGGTGCAACAGCTAAAAACAAGACAAAAAATGTCATTCATCTCTCAAATAAACTAATTCGAATGATGCAACGTAAAATATCACAAACGAATGTTGAAATGGCTCAATTAGAAGCTAATAAGAGAGATGTTAAAATAAACATTATATACACGCCTTATCGACTAACTGAAAATTCGCTCGTTTTTGACAAAGAACAAATGTTAAAATGGTGGGAAGAAGGTTATGAATTCGCAAAGGAGGGGAATATGAGACAGTATAAACTTTCTAAACGGAATGTAATACGTGAGATAGAATAACTCGCCTATTTATAAAAAAAGCTCTTAAAATGGCATATAGAACAGGAGACACTATCTATCAAAACATTGTTTCAACCGATTCCAGTAATAATGTGGAGTCTGGGGCAACTTTCGTTAACAAGCTTTATCGAAATGGCTCTTTATATGCTGGCGCCACTCTTAATTTTGCCATATCTGATGCTCCAAGAGGAGTTTATACAGCAAGTTTTTCAGCTTCAACCATTGGAGAATATCAAATATATTTTAATAACATCACAACAAACACAATTTACATGTCTGGTATATTCAGCTTTAAATCTTCTGAAAATATATCGACAAGCATCTATATAGGTTCCTAATAGCTGAAAGTAAGGCAAAAATGACTAATTCTAAGCTATTTAGTGTTGATACAACCCTTTATGGAACAAACTAAGATATTAGACAAGGAAGCTGAATTAATGGAGTGTTCGATGGACCCTATTTACTTTATTAACAGTTTTTGTTATGCCTATGATGTACTAAAAGACCAGCAAGCCAACATTAAGTGTTTTGATTATCAAGAGAGAGTTCTGGATTCATACATGGACCACAAATGGAATGTGATTTTAAAGTCACGTCAAACTGGTTTATCAGTAATTACCGCATGTTATGTTGCCTGGAGAATGATATTTGGTCTGGATGAGACAATCGTAATTATCGCCAACAACCAAGACGGCGCAGTTAGATTTCTAAAACACGTCAAGAATGTTTTTATCAATCTTCCTGATTTTATTTATAGTAAAAACCGCGATGAAGTTTCTATGGCTACGATGAAAATCGAGCACGCCAATGGGAATATTGCAATCGCTAAGGCAGCTGGTAAAAACGCAGGTCGTGGAGACGCTCCTACTCTCTTAATATTAGATGAGTGGGCGTTTGTTAAAGACGACGATGATATCTGGACAGCCGCAGCCCCTTCTTTATCGCAAACAGAAGGAGACTGTATTGTTATTTCAACACCAAACGGAACAGGTAATCTATATCACAAGTTCTGGGTCGACGCCGCACGCGGAGATGGTGCCTTCAACCCAATTAAGGTTCACTGGACCGAAAACCCAAAATCAGCTATTGATTTAGAGTATAGAGAAGACTCAAAAGGTATTTTAAAACCTTGGAGCCCTTGGTATGAAAAGCGATGTAAAGAAGTTCAGTATGATGGAGTTAAAATAGCACAGGAGCTTGACTTATCATTTGAAGGTTCCAAGTTGTTAGCGTTGGACCCAGATTTAATTGCCAGACAACGACAGCGAATTGAGACTGAAAACATCAGGCCCGTCGTGTATTTTGATGTGACAGCAGAAAGTCATAATCTAGTTGGGACTGTCCAGCCTTGTCATATTTTCGAAGCACCAAAACTACAGGCTAAATATATTGTGGCTTGCGACGTTGCTTATAGAGGAGATGATTATTCAACTATTCAAGTTTTAGATGTAGACACTCTTAATCAAGTAGCGGAATACCAGGGTAAATGTGACCCAGATGTGTTCGCTCGTTACATTGAGAAAATTGCAATGTACTACAATACGGCGTTTGTGGTTGTCGAGGCCAACAATCACGGCCTCGTAACATGTTTTGAACTGAGAAATCAACTTAAATATCCAAGACTTTATGAATCAAAATCTATCAAAGAAATCCATGTTCGATGGATTGATTATAAAGTAAATCCAGGCGATGGGATTCCAGGGTTTCAGACGACAGCACAATCTAGACCAGGATTAGTAAACGCTATGCGTGAAGCATTTAGAGAAACCACAGCCACTGTGAACTCAATTCGGTTAATTGGCGAGATGGAAACGTTTGTTAGAAATCTCAAAAAGAACGGAAAAGAGGAAGCTGAGAAAGGATATCACGATGACTTAGTTATGGCTTATGGTATTGCCCTTTATATTAGACAGACAGAGTATTATAATGTGGTTAATGCTAAGAATATGTACAAATCTATGCTTGAAGCCATGACTTTCAACGCTAGTTCTTCCGAAGGGGCAGAAGAAACTCCAGACGAGAAAACACAAAGGTTGCGGGATAAAAAAGATTTTGATGAAAATTTTATCCCTCCAGGAGCAGGAGGATTATGGTTAGGAAGCGACGATGAAGCTGATGAAGACGACCCAAACGACCTTTCATGGCTGGTTGGGTGATGCAAAGAGGCATGAAATAAAAAATAAAAATGGCACAAGAAAGCAATAATAGTATATTTCAAAGAGTCTATGACGCTGTTAACAATAACAAGCGACGCACTCCTCCTATGGACGCACAAGGGCAACCGCCTGGAATATCCACTCCCTCGCAAGGTCTTTTTGGTTCATTAGAGGATTTTCAACAGCAGTACCTTGATTGGCAAGTAAATAAAATCAGTCATGACCTATACACCAGAACTATTTATTATGACACAGACCGTGTCAATTCTTATCATGATTATCGTGCAATGGACCAGTCTCCAGAGGTGTCTGCCGCATTAGATATAATTCGAGACGAATGTCTCACAAGAAACGAGCGTGGAAACATTTTAGAGGTTTATAGCTCCAATGATAGAATCAAATCTAAGTTAGATGATTTATTCCATAACAGAATGAATATCGATTACAATTTGAGTTTATGGATTAGAGACCTTATTAAGTATGGAGATTATTTCGTTCACTTACATGTCCATAAAGACGAAGGTATTTATGACTTCATGACTCTTCCTCAAGAAGAAATTCACCGTGAAGAAGGATTCGATGGAACAGCAAGTTCTGTACGTTTCCGCTGGGAAACAACGCAAGATTACTTTGAATCGTGGCAGGTTGCCCATTTCAGGCTTATTGAGGATACTAGAAAACTTCCTTACGGACGGTGCTTGAAGCACGACACTTATATAGAGACAAGTACAGGGTATAAGTTTATAAAAGATATAGAGAAAGGAGATTTAGTTTTTTCATTTAACTCTGACACACAAAAAAAAGAAGTCACAAAAGTCTTAGATACAATTTGTTCTGGTGAAAAAGAAATTATAAAGATTAGAACAAAGAATAATGAAATAGAAACCTCTGAGGAGCACAGTTTTATGGTGTACGAGGATGGTGGGTTCGTATACAAACAAGTTGACGATTTAAGATTAGGAAATCTGCTTGTTATAGATTCTGGAGAAAACCCTTCAGGGGTAGATATTTTTTTAAATAAAGAACTAAAAGAAGAGAGAAACTTCAACGGATATAAAAACAACATTGATTTAATCCCTGATGTTGTTGATGTTGATTTTGCAAGGCTATGGGGTTTTTTACTAGGAGATGGATGGGTTTTTAACGATTCTGTTTTTTTTGCACGAGGTATTGACGAATCTTTAAATAAAAAATACGCTTCACTTTTGAAGAAGTTTTCAGGAAAAGACACTATAAACCTTAAAAACGCAAATTTAGAGGGTAGTTTAGAATTTTCTCAAACAGTATGTAACTCAAAGTTGCTTTCTTATATTCTCGAAAATAACGGGTTTAAAGGAAATGTTTATATTAAAAGATTGCCTAGTTGGATTTTTGAGGCGTCATTAGAAATAAGAGAAGCTTTAATAGAAGGCATTATAGACGCTGATGGTTCTGTAAATATTGACGAGTGGAACTGTAAAAGATACACAATAGAATTAGCAAATGAAATTTTAGTAAAAGACTTAAAAACGCTATTACAATCAATAGGTAGAAAGACTGGCAAAATCTGTTCAAGAGATAGAAGTTCTGTTGTTTTTTGGGGAAAAGAATACAAAAGAAAGAAAAGTTTCTACTTCTACTTTTATGACTCTAAAATTAAACAAGCAGCAAAACATGAGTTATCAAATAGGATTAATAGTGGTTTCATCTTATCTCCAATCATCTCTATTGAGAACTCTGAAAAAGCAGAGCAGGTTTATGATATCCACGTAGAGCATGAACACCATAATTTCTATGCGAATGGGATAGTCGTTCACAACTCTATCTTAGACCCTGCTAGAAAACTTTGGAAGCAACTACAGCTCGCTGAGGACTCAATGTTGGTCTATAGAATCACAAGAGCTCCAGAGCGTAGAATATTCTACATTGAGGTAGGCAACTTGGAGGATGCTGATGTTAAGCAATACATGCAGCGTATCCAAAAGCAAGTTAAAAAACAGCCTATTGTGAATCAGAACGACGGCAATATGAGTTATCGTTATGACCCAATGAATATCTCGGAAGATTATTTTATTCCAGTTCGTGGTGACAAGAGCACAAAAATTGACACACTTCCTGGAGCTTGTTTGGCTCTAGATACTAAAATCAACCTTCTTGATGGTCGAAGCCTTGAGCTTCAGGAAATCATTAAAGAGCGTGATGAAGGAAAACAGCTTTGGACTTACAGTATAAATCCAGAAACTGGAGTAATAGTTCCAGGAAAAATTACATGGGCTGGAGTTACTCGTAAAGACGCTAAAGTAATGAAATTGACTTTTGACAACGGAGAGTCTGTTATTGTTACACCTGACCACAAGTTCCCTACTCGTTTTAAAGGTATACAAGAAGCACAAAATCTTGAAGAAGGAGATTCTATGTGGAGTTTTGAGAAGAGGTTTCAGAAGATTTTCAAAAACAAACCTAAAGCTAAAACATATGAACAAGTGTGGGACCACCAAAGCAAATCCTGGGAGTATACACATCGTATGGTTCATAATTACATGTATGAGCGCAATTTGCACAAGGAACATGTTTATCAAAAAAATGTGGAAAACAAAAACGTGATTCATCATTATGATTTTGACCGATACAATAATTCTCCAGAGAATTTAAAATTAATGAATTTCCATGACCATGTTATGCTTCATCAATCTATGTATGCTTCTTATAAAAAAGAGCGTAAAGAAGGTAGAAATAAGTATTGGGATAATATCTCTGAGAAAGAATTAGAATCTAAAAGAGTAGTAGCACGAATCAACTTAGAAAAAGCAACAGAACGAATTCAAGAGCTACTGCAAGATGAAGATTTTAAAGCTGATTTTGAAAAGAAACGAATAGCTGGATATCGTAAAGCAAGAAAAACATCTTCTTCTCGTCTAAAATCATCTATTGCCGCTTCTAAACAATGGGCCGATGGTTCTCTGCGTGAAGCCATTCAAGAAAAACAAGAAATAAATTACAACGATGTAATGTTGGAGTTTGTGGTCTCTCGTTTTCAAGACGGCATGAGTGCCACCAACATTCTACGAGACATTAATGTCTCTAATTCTGGGTTTATGTCTGAATTTAACAACATAAACAAAGGGAACAAGCAATTGAAGAAAATGTCATCTTTCACCCACAATAACTTAGTGAAGATGATGAAGTCATTTGGGTATTCTAACTGGAGAGATTTCACGAAAAAAGCCGAATTATTTAATCATAAAGTGGCATCGATTGAGTGGCTAGAAACACCTCAAGACACAGGCACAATAACTGTAGATGGAAATCATGAACTACATGACCACCATAATTTTGCACTTTCTGTCGGAGTTTTTACACAAAATAGCAATCTAGGTGACATTCAAGATATTGAATATTTAGAAAATAAACTATTCGCGGCGTTAAAGGTTCCAAAAACTTATTTGAATTATGCTGAGAATTTACCTGGGGGGCCAACACTGTCTCAAGCAGATTTAAGATTTGCTAGGACCATTAATAGAATCCAGGAGCAAGTTCTAATGGAACTTCGTCGAATTGGTAAAATTCACTTAGCGTTTCTTGGGCATGAAGACGAGATTAATGATTTTGATTTAAAACTCACAAACCCTTCTACTCAACAAGAGCTGTTGAAGCTAGAGACGATGAAATCTCGACTTGAAGTATTTACATTGTTTGTGTCACAAGATATCTACTCACCTGCTTCTTACACTTGGGGTATGAAATACATTCTTGGATTTTCTGAAAAGGATATCAAGAAAATGCTTCGTCAGAAAAAAGTTGAAAGGAAACTGTTTACGGAGATTGAATTTGCTCCGCAGACATACAAAAAGATTGGATTGTTCAAAGATTTGGATGATAAATTTGAAATCCCAGGAGCAGCAGAAGCACTCCAAAACGCTGAGAACGAAGATTTAATGGGAGATGACGGCGGCGGCGGCGGCGGAGGCTTTGGCGGAGGAGGAGACTCGCTGGCTGGAGACCCATCTGGAGACCTTGATATGGGAGGTGGAGATGAAGTTGGAGGCGATGCAGGAGGAGCGCCTCCAGTAAGTGATAGCGAGCCTATATCAGAAACTAAAAGAGAACGCATTTGGGAAGGTCACAACAAGCGTGTTGATAGTGCAATTGATGACTTGCTTAAAGAGCTTGAGGAAACCGATGAAGAAGTATTTACGGAAGAAAGCGAGGAAGAAAAGAAAGACAGAGAAAAAAACGTTTTGTTTAAATCAAACGAAGAATTTATCAGTCAGACTGATAAAATGATTAGTGAGATAAAGGGAAATTTAAAAGAATCTGAGAAAAATATTGAAAATTACATTATACCAAAAGGAGTAATAAAAGAAAGAGTTCAAGGAAACCCTCTTGTCTCTACCAGTAATGATTTAGCAAGAAAAGCTAGAGATATAATGGATGAGATTGACCAAATAATATCTGAAACTGGGCAAAATTCTGATATGGAAATAATTGAAGAAGACTATGACGAGGAAGAGTAAGTTTGATGAACACTCAAATGTTAATGACACGTACAGTGTAAAGCGTAAACTAGCGAAGATTATAGAGGAACTAGAGGACCTTTATTCCACTGATGTAACTAAATTTTACAGCTACCGAAAAACGAAATCGGCGGGAACGAGAAGTCGTTCCCGCCTTCGGCGTATACATGCTGCTTTAAAAGATTTATCTAGAGACATTCTGAAGCAACGACAAGACTACGACTCAGATTACGAATAACTTGTCAATCAACGTCGGTATGATTATGTTGATGAATGACAACACGAGCTCCAAACTGGGATTACAACGGCTATCCAACAATAAATTTAAGTAGTCTCACGACAGGCTAAACAGCTGTTAATTAGTATAATTAACCCTTCAATCCTCATAGATTCAATGAATTAGTTTTAAACTAAAGTTGGATTATAACTTAAAATTGAATTATATTTGCTTCGGCAACACACTAATTCAACAACATGTATATAGTCTTCGATACAGAGACTACTGGCAGGCCAAAACGGTTTAACGCACCTTGGACAGATGCAGATAACTGGCCTCGACTAGTACAGTTAGCCTGGGTTGAATATGCACAAGACGGCAGCGAAATATCCAGGCACGACCTTATAATTAAACCTGAAGGATACAACATTCCTCACGAAGTCGTTCAAATACACGGCATATCAAACGAAAAGGCGCACGCAGAAGGAATTTCTATGCTTGATGCCTTAAATCAGTTTAAAATTGCTCTAGAGCGTAACTATTACCTCATAGCACATAATATCAATTTTGACCTTGGAATTATGGGGTGTGAATTTCATCGAGCATCGATGAGTCACAATCTAGCTTCAATATTTCCCGTTGACACGATGAAGCTTACAATTGACTTTTGTAAATTAAGGGGTCGTCGGGGTTATAAATTTCCAAAACTTATTGAGCTCCATAATAAGCTTTTTGGGAAAGACTTTTTAGGTGCTCACAACGCATTTTTCGATGTGCAAGCAACCGCTAAATGTTTTTTTGAACTTCAACGGCTTGGCATTTTCGGATTTAAAGAACTTCCTTCCGATTCCTCTAATGGGTTTTCTTCTGAGAGTGTTGCCCACGTATCGGTATCCCCAGAAGAGGAAGCTAAGCCGTTAGTTCATTTCTCTTGTCACACTCACTATAGCTTGCTTCGTGGCTCAGGTAGTATTGATAATTATCTTAAGCGTGCTAAAGAACTAGGGCACACATCTCTCGCTGTTATTGATGTCGAAACCATGTCAGGCAGTCTAGAGTTGTCACAGAAAGCTGAAAAATACGGAATCAAGCCAATATTTGGAATTGAAATCTATCTCAACGATACTGTTGGCTCCGAAGAGTCAGAAAAAGGTGGATACCCAATAAAAATCATTGTTAAAAACCAAGTGGGTTTTGTAAACCTTAATAAGCTGATATTTAAATCTCATTCAGAAGGTTTTGATGGGATGTATTCTCGTATTCACACTGATTGGTTAATTGAGAACAAAGAAGGTTTGATTGTTACCACTGGAAACTACCAAGGATATCTCGCAAGTTTGTTTTTTAAAGGACAAAAGACGGCAGCTTCTAAATATTGGGAACGATTACAAAAAGCATTTGGCCCAGATTATATCGCAGAAATTAAGTTTTCAGAGATTGGTGAGCAAAAGCGATTTAACAACTTTGTTTTAAAAATGGCATCCGCCACGAAGGCAATGGTGATTTTAGATAATGATGTTCATTATGTTAAGCAAAAAGAAGCGTCTTTGCAAGACACTGTTTCCGCTATAAAACAACAAATAGGGATGGATAAGTGTCGTTTAGAGGAACGAAGAAATCTGTATTATTTGTCGAGAAAAGACTACTATGTTCTGAATTCAAAATTTGGATACAATTACCCGCACAACATTCTACAGATATTCATGGATAACACTTTGAAGCTGGCTGAGCGTTGCAATTTTGAATTTGAAGTAGGGGTTGAAAAATACCCTCGTTACGAACCAACGAAAGACATTATAGATTGGGCAGGAGCAGAGGACACGGAAACCATTATCACAAAGATGGCTTTTGCGAAACTCAAGCAAAAGCTCGGACGTAAGTTTACCAAAGGAAAATTACAACAAACACAAGAGGTTGTAGATGAGTACACAAATAGACTCCATTACGAGTTAAAAGTAATTAAGGACAAGAAGATGCTTGACTACTTCCTTGTAAACTGGGAAATTATTCGAGATTATAAGAAAAGAGGTTTTGAAATTGGAAGTGGAAGAGGCTCTGCAGCTGGTTCTTTATTAGCATGGTGTCTTGACATCACTAAGATTGACCCTATTCAATTCGGGCTGTATTTTGAGCGTTTTTTGAATCCAGCACGTAATTGCGTTACTGAAGATGGGCTGGTGTTGATGAAAGATGGCTCACTGAAACCTATCGGAGATATTGTTCCTGGGGACCCAGTTGAAACAGAATCAGGCAACGGCGTTTTGGTTCAAGTGCATAAGCGAGATATCACACCAGCTGATGAGGTGTTTGAGATTGAAACTGAAGATTCCATCATTGTAAAATTGACGGGGAATCACATTGTACCTGTGATGCGCAAAGGAGAGCGTGTTGATATTCGCGTGGATGAGTTATTAGAGACAGATAAAATGTTAATACGAAAATTATGATAGTACAAGGAAGTAGAGATATTAATTTTAAAGGTATGTGTCAAGAAGGTTCTAAACTTATAATTCCAGCTTGGCAAAAACCAACAGAATGGGATAAGCAGGTGAGAATATTCTTAGACCACATTATAATGTCAATGTCTTCCAATAAAGGCTCTCATGATATTGGAAGAATTAACGCGAGAGATACCCACAAAATACCCTCTAATGAGAAGGGGTGGTTTGACAATATTGATGAAAGAGGAAATGAGATTGCAGAAGCGCTTTGGGGGCTGTATGAACTGGAGTTTAAAAATCCGAGCCTATCTATAGATAAAGACTTTCTAAAATGATAGATTTATTATTAAGCATAGAAGATATTACAAAAGCGGAACTCGACCAAAGACTTCGTGAGACTTCTCTTATTCATGCTGTTCCAACAAAAAAAGAAATCAAAGAGTGGCCATATAAGTGTGGTTTAGCTGTTTCTCCTTCTTGCATTATTGGAGCTATGTTAATTAGAGATAATAAAAAAACTGGTGTCATCACTGGTTTTCATTACATCATTGACCGTGGTAAGACGCAGATGAGATTGGAGGTGGATACTAAAAACTACCCTTTAACTGGGAGTCAAGTTGAATATTTTACAAAAATTTATAACAAAAAAATACGTCACAAACTCCATCCTTCTAGAGGGGGAAAGTTTTTTTGGGAGCATGGGTTTTATATGAAGCACGGTGATTACAAAAAAATATACTATCGAACAAAAGGTTATAGAGAAAAATATCAAAAAGGATTAAATGAAACTTATGGAACAACAGGGTTAACTTCTCCAGTACAAATACAAGAAGTTAGAGATAAGATATCTAAATCCATTCAAGACAAATACGGGGTGCCTTGGTTTTTAAACAGAGGAAGTCATTATAGTGCTGTGACTGAAACAATGATGGAAAAATATGGAGTTGAGAATATATTCCACAGTGATAATGTGCAACATGAAATCCAAGTCAACTTTGGAAGTGGGAGTTCTAAAAAAGAGCAAAAACTCGTTGAATACCTTGTTTCTGATTTAAAGCTTATTGATTCGAGTTTTTATGATGAAAGTGAAAATCAACAAATTATAGTTGCTGATGTTGAAAACAAAAAAGCATATCATGTAGATTTTTATAATCCTAAAAACCGTATTATAGTAGAATTTTATGGAGACTATTGGCACTGTAATCCATTAAAGTTTAAAGCAGATTACTTTCATCCTCATAAAAAGAAAACAGCAGGACAACTTTGGGAGATTGACGAACAGAGAATTAAGCAAATTAAAAAGATAACAGGATATCGTGTTTTTATCATATGGGAACATGATTGGGACAAAAACAGAGAAGAAGTAAAAGCTACCTTAAAAAAAGCAATTCAATGAAGACAGTCAGCATAAAGTCAATACGCAAGATACAGTACGACGGGCCAGTTTATGACTTATCTTTTGAAGGGGACCCATATTTTATGGTCAAATCTACTTCTAGTAAAGCTTTAAATAAAGAGTGTAACTCACTGATAATCATACACAATAGCCCTCCCGATTTAGATATTGATTTTCAAACAGGAACAGACCATGAAACTGATGACTTCCTTTACAAAAAATATGGTAGAGAACGAGTAATGAGTGTTGGTACTTTTTCTAAATGGAATGAAAGAGGATGTTTGAAGGACGTTGTTCGTGCACACCGTGGGCCAGAAGCAACAGGAACTGAATCGGATGTAGCTCAAATCACTAAAGAGATGCCGAAGTTCGACAAAGTCGAATACAACTTGGCTTGGTGGTTAGAAAACCATGCTCAGTCAGATGATTGCAGTCCACTCGTACAAAGATGGCTTACTGATTCATCCAACAAAGTAATTATAGAACAAACACTGGCTCTTCAGGGTCAAGTGAGAGGTTTTGGTAAACACGCCGCTGGAGTTGTTATTACTCCTGGGCCTTCTTGGGACTACCTCCCAACAAATATGATTGTCTCTAATAAATCAATTGTATCAGCATATCAAGAGGGGGACCGCTCTGGAAAAGACTTGAGTTATCTTGGGATATTGAAGCTTGACCGTTTGAAAGTGTCAACAATTAATATCATCATGGATTGTATCAAGATGGTTAAGGATGGTGAAAAGATTGATTTGTTCGATACAATAATGAATATTGATGAGCAGTTTGATGACCAAAACCTTTACAAGGAGTTAATGCTTGGTCAGAACCACGGTATATTCCAATTTGAATCGCCAGGCATGAACGCTTTGATTCGAGGACTCAACGTTGAGAACTTTGAAGAAATGGCTGCTTGTAATGCTCTTTATCGACCAGGCCCAATGGGAATTGGAGCCCACCGTCAATACGTTGATAACAAGAGGTTCCCAGGACAGATTGAATTTCCATCTGATTTGATAAAGCCAATATTAGAAAAAACTAACGGTGTACTGGTGTTTCAGGAGCAAATTCAATTTATCGCAAAAGAGATAGCGGGAATGGATTTAGGAGAGGGTGATAACTTGCGTCGTGCACTTGATAAAGCTGCGAAGCTTATAAAAAAAACAAACCAAGGAGAAGAACTCACTCAGGACGAAAAGGAAAGTAAGAACTATAAAGCTTACGAAGAGTATTGGAGTAAGTTTGTATCTGGAGCAGAGGAAAATGGTGTTCCGAAAGAAGAGGTTGATAAAATCCTTTTATACCTTTCTGATTATCTAGGGTATTCGTTTAACAAATGTTTATCTGAAAACTGTGAAGTCACAGAAAAGGAAAAGGGAAAAATATCTCTTTTAAAAACTAGGCCAGGAGATATGATTTTAGGTTATAATCCAGACACGAAAAAAAATGAATGGGTTCCAGTGAAAGCTCGTCATAACAACGGTAAAAAGAAAGTTTATCGAATTAAGACAAGTAGTGGGAAAATTTTAGAATGCACTTTGGACCATAAAATAATGACTGAACAAGGTATGTTACCTCTGAAAGATATTATTGAACAAAAGCTTTCTGTAAAAATAAACTAGTTTTAACAAATCTCAGTCTATATACTATATATTATGAAAGTAAAAATCGATTTCAAAAAGGATATAGTGAATGGCGAAGATATTGATATGAAAAAATGGAGGGCAAAGTTGTCATTAGTTTTAATTAGACAAAACAACAACTACTACAATTCTGAGATATCAAATTATTATCACAAAAGTGTTTATGGGAAGAGTTTGGTAGATTTGCTTCCAGAATCCATTACAACTCCTTTGTGTCCGATTACAGGAGATAAGCCTAGTTACAAACTTCAAGGCTCTATTGTTTTCGGTAAATTTTCGAATAATTGTACTACAACAGAAACTGCTAAGTACGTGGCGGAAAATAATAAAGAATATAAACTTCACGTCGAAAGAATGAAGGAAGAACGCAAAGGAAAAGGAAACCCTATGTACGGTATAAAAGCTTGGAACAAAGGAAAAACTAAAGATAATAATGAAGTCATGAAAAAGCTTTCTGAGCGCAGAAAAGGCGTTGAATTCAGCAATGAAACACTTGAGCGCATGTCAGAGAGTGCTAAAAAAAGAGAAATACATGGTCATACTGGATTTAAACATTCAGAAGAAACTAAACAGCGCCTTAGAGATATAACGATAGCTAGATACAAAAGTGGTGTCTATTCTCATGGTCAATCAAAACCTCATCTTGAGGTAAAGAGAATGCTAAGTGAACGATTTGGAAAAGATACTTATTCTGAATCAAATCACGCTAAAGAATTCAAAGGTACATGGGAAGAAGAGTTTTCTTGTTATGGTTATTCTTTTGACTTTAGAATAGGAAGCATTTTAATAGAAGTACAGGGAGATTTTTTTCATAGTAATCAAAATACAAGACATAGCGGGTGTACTCATGATGTTCAAATAAAGAACAAGAAAAGAGATATAAAAAAAAGGCATGCAGTTGAAAGTGACGGGAGTTTTCAGCTTATAGAATTGTGGGAGAATGATATAATTAATAACGAGTCAATTATAAAAAACAAAATAAAATGTTTGAATCTATTATAGAAGTTGAAGAAATAGGAGTGGTAGATACTTACGATTTAGAAATCGATAATGAACATCACAACTTCTATGCAAATGATATCTGTGTTTCAAATAGTCACTCGGTTTCATACGCATACATCGCTATGCAAACTTTATACTTAAAGCATTACTACCCAGTATACTTTTATACAGCGCTATTGAACGAGCAAAAGTCTTCAAACGCTGGAAAGGAGAAAGAAAAACAATGGCTGACTCAGACAATCACCGCTGCAATATCTAGAGGAATCACTATAAAACCTCCGACTAGATTCTCAATATGGAGATGGTCGATGACTGGCCCCAACGAAATCACAATGGGTTTCTCTAGCATGACTGGGATGGGAGATATTGCTTATAAAGAGTTGAAAGATAATTTAGCAATAAAAGGGAAGAAATTTAGCGAAATATCTATGGCTGCTTTTTTTGATATACCCTTCACTAAATTCAACAAGACTTCTTTTCGTTCTTGTTTACAAGCGGGAATGTTTGATGACTGGAGCACTTCTAGAGAATATTTAATGTTTCTAAGAGATAAAAACAGGAAGAAAAAACCTAAAGACGCTTCGCAGTTTGCAATGTTCGACATGGATGATATCGAGTACACTCATAGAATAGACCATTTAAAATACGCAGCAACTTCCGATATTGAAAAGCAAGATGAATTTATGGGAGTATGTGGTTTTGATATGGAAGAAATTAATCGAGTTTCAATTATTCACACCCGAATGGGGGAAATGAGTGACAAGTCGAAAGAAGCTATTCTTCCACTACCACATTATGCTGAAGAAGGTTTTTACTGGTTTATTATCAATGATATCTTATTTAAGAAAACTAAAAAAGGAAAAGACTTTATCTCTATACATGGAAGCGATGGTATTGACACTGTAAAGTTCAATATATTTTCTCCAATTAGTGAAAAACTTCTTCCTCAGCTACAGAAACAAGCTGTATACGTAGGCAAATTCAAACGAAACGAAAAAGGATTTTTAAACTTTAACGGAAGAGTTAAATTAACAACAGTAATGCATGCATATGAAGAAACATTATTGGTTTGACAAACACCTCTTGAATAACTTGGAGGAATCAAAAGAATCAGGCGGTATAATCGCATCAATAGGGACAACTCGGCGAATGCGAGCCAATGGCACGTTATTGTACAAAAACAGCATGATGCAAGACGGATGGGATTATTTTCCTCTTCGACTTGAAATCGACGGACAACCAACATTTAGATACGTTTGTGAAAATGATTTTCATAAGCTTTGTCGAGAATATAAGATGTACGATTTAGGAGCTATGATGAGGGTGTTAAATGTTTTACAACAGACCATCGTCGTGTGCCCACATATAAAACAACAAGAGGACAACTCTCAATTTTACGACAATTAGGAAAACGAGATATTATATCAAGACAAATGAAGGCGTTATAGGTCATTTCCATTACAGGAATGCTTTAGACGCTCTGGCTTTGTATTACCTAATTCGAGGGCGATTCAAAAAATCCCCTGTAATTTATAATTTTTCCTGGAGGTCTGCTTCGGAAAAGCTTGGTATATCCGTTTCAATCCTTAGGAGATGTGTTCCAACGATGATTAAATGGGGTCTTGCTAAATTTCACCACGGCAACCTCCAAATGGTCTCTCATAACAAAGTAGAAAAGCCAATTAACGGGCTCATAGTTAAACATCGATGCACGATAGATACACAAGGTAGAAATATCACCACTGTGTCTGAAATGAAGAAGCTGCTGCTTCTAAAATTAGTTGAGTACAAAGCAAGACAGATACATCACGTCCACTCTAGCCTTAAGAACGAGATTAGCAACCGCTTCAATGAAGTGAATAAAGAAAATCGTACTGAAATTAAGGGAGAATTTGTGAGCATGTCTGTAACGCTTATTTCCAATGAATTAGAAATTAGCAGAACCCAATCTCAAACGCTAATACAATGGTGGGAGAAGATGAATTACATTGAAAGAATAAAAGGCCGAAAAAGAGCTGCACACATAATTGAGGGCACTTCTGTAAAGACTGTAATAGTACCTAAAAAAGCTAGGAAAGTTGTGGGAGAAATAATGAAAGAGAAATTCGGATACGGATACTGGTGGAAAAACTTATTCATTACCGTTGAGCCAAACTTTTTAGCATTCCTCTCATTTCCACTCAAAGCAAAGAGCGGCCCTGGTTGCTAAGAATCATACGCTATTCAACACACTGTGGTTTTAGTCAAAGACGACAAATATTAAGTGATAGAACCCCAGTCAAAAAGCGCTAATACTGATATAATAAAGGTTATTATTATACCGACAGCAACTCCAATCCCTACTATGTAGCTTTTGTAGTCTTCAAGTTTAGAAATTCTTTCAATGAGGCTGTCTGTTGAATTTTTAACTTCAACTACATTTTCGTTAATTTCTTTAATCAGAGTCTTTATTCTTTCATCTACACGGGCTTGAAATTTGTAAGAGGATTTTTCTATCTCATTTTTAATTGACGTTACTCCTGATTTTAGCTCAACAATTTCTTTCTCTAGTCCTTTAAGTTTTGTTATCTCTAAATTACTATCTTGAATGCCTTCACGAAGTTTTTCAGAGCTTTCATTTAAACGTTCTAATTCACGAATGATGTGCTTTGACCATTCGTTCCATCCATTTTTTTCTTGGTTATCCGACATCTTCACTGTTATGTTTATCGTTATTTAACTCTTGGATTACCTTGCTAGACAAAACAATATAGCTCACTTCTCCCTCTTCATTCAATATTGGACTTACTATGCTGCTTGCTAGCTTATAACCTTTTGTTTTATGCTTCCCTCTGTACTTTACAATAAGTGTTTTTTTTGTATTCAAAACACTTAACATTTTTTTCATTGTTTTTTCTTCATCTTCTGGATGAATCAATTCTGATAAACTTTGTTTTACATGCTCTTCAGGAGCATATCCAGTATATTCTAAACAAGAGGGAGATATGTAAACCAAAGACGGAGGGCCATCGTTTATTTTATACACTTTCACAAGTTCACGAGTGTTATGAAGAATTTTCTCATATATTTCCCTGTTTATAAAAGCTTCTTTTTCAGATTTTATAACTTCTGTAATCACCTTAGTGCTAGTCCTTATTTCAGTAATTTCTCCATTTTCAAGTATCGGCTTCGAACAAGACTCTACCCACACATAATACCCTTTTTTATGTCGAAGTCGAAACCTTGCAATTTGAAAATCTTTATTTTTCATCAAAGGTTTGTGTGATTCTTTTTTTATTCTTTCAACATCTTCAGGCAACACAAAATCATAAGCATTTTTTTCAACCATGTCACTTTGACTGTATCCAAAAAGCTTTTCGTAAGAAGGAGAAACGTATATATAATTTCCTTTGGTGTCATGCAAGCAAATAGCTTCGTGACTACTTTCAGTTAAAACTTTGTAAATTTTATCTTGTTTACTAATTTTTATAGCTTGTTGAATTTCTGTTGTTATGTTCGCACAAACGCTGTAATTAATCCCATTATTATCAGGAATTGAAGAATTCCATTTTAACCAAACGCTATGACCATCCTTATGGAGATATTCATTCACAAATCCTTCAATAACACTCTCAATACCTTTTTTTAGCTTAGTCAAAACAGCTTTAGTTTTATCAACACTGTTCGGAGAAATAAAAGACAATATAGGAGATGATAGCAATTCCTCTTCAGAGTATCCTAACCACTTGCAAAAAACAGAATTAACTTTAATAAACATTTCATCTTCAACATTTGCTATACACATTCCAGCTGAAGAGTTTTCAAAAAAACCTCTAAACATTTTTTCTGAATCAAGAATATCTTTGTCGCGTCGATTAAGTTTTTCCGTGAGTGATTTAAGAAGTTCTATGTTAATATTGCTCTCCATAAACGGCAAACTATTTTTTAATTTAAAGGTTTATCATAAATAGGCAAACGAAACCATTTTGCCCTATTTATGATAAACACAGAACGATGAGCATGCAGAAGAAAGCCGCGTGGTTAAAGAAGCAGATGTATAAAGACTTGTATAAAGACCAGCATGAGATAAACAAGAAAAAATATATGGAAGGGCAAGCTGCGGCAATGACCAAAAAGATGACCGCCCCAGAAAAGAAATTTGAAAAGATGATGAAGAAGATGGGTGTGAATTGCGAACCTCAAAGAATTCTTAACGATGTGATTTATGATTTTTACCTACCAGACTATAATGTTTTAGTGGAGATTGATGGAGATTACTACCATGGAAATCCAAAAGTCTATACCGAGGGGGAGCTAAATCATATGCAAATTAAGAACAAAAAGAACGACCTCTATAAAGACAGCCTTGCACGGGGGTTGGGTTACGTTCTGGAAAGAGTATGGGAAAAAGACATCAATGAAAATTACAGTTCTGTGTGTGAGCATTTTGAACAATACAATAAAGAACAATAATGAACAACGAGTCATACATACGAAGCGAAATTCGCAAATACTTATTGGAGTATTCTAATATTGGGGCAGATAATGGCGAGGAGCTAGAATATTCTCCAGAATCAATTGAGGATTTAATTGCTGTGGCTCAGCAGCGAAAAAAAGACCAAGAAAAAAGTCTCAACAGCTTAAAGAAGCAGCAGGGTATTCAAGTGCATCCAGATAAGTCAATCAACACAATGATGAAAAAAACTGATAAAACAAAAATGGATGGCATTGAAGACGAAATTGAGTCAACTGATGACCAGGAAGAAGAACTTGGCAGAGTTCTTGCCACAATGGGGAAGATGAATCAGCAAAATAAAGACTATAAAGACAGGGTCAACCAGATGTCACAAACATCTTCTCAAGTAGATTTGGATTCAAGTATAACCAATACTTAAAAAACCTTTATTTTATTTTTTTTAGAACTCCATATTTATAGCTGAACATAAATATTCAATTAATGAGTGAGAAAATAGAAATTGGCAAAAGAAAAGACAACCCTGTCAAGACCGATGATACATTTGAAAATCTCTCTGAAAGAAATGTTGACCCAGGAGAGGTTAGAGCTATAATTCAAGCTTTAAAAGACCAAGGAACAGAAGACAAAGACATTCCTACTTTGTTAACCAAAATGGGAATCCCTAAAGACCAAGCTGAAAAGTATCTAATGATTTCAAAAGCGGAGTCAGCAGATAAGAAACAAGAGGAAGAGGCGGAAAAAGCACAGGTCGCAACTAGAAACAACATTCGAGCAGAAGACGTTGGGGATTTCTTCCAGGCACCAACCGAAGAAATTGACCTCCCGTCTCGTGGATACTTTTACAAAGGAGGAAAATCTACCGTCACAATAAAGCATCTTACAGCAACAGAAGATGACATCCTTTATGATATAGGTTTGATTCGAGCTAACGAACAATTAGATGCGCTCCTCGATGCATCTGTCATAGATAAAGACATCAGACCAATAGACATGCTAACGGGCGACCGCAATTATGTTTTGATTCAACTTAGAAGAACTGGACTTGGCGACGATTATGAGCCAGGCCCAAGAGCATGTGGCAGCTGCGGCAAGGCACATGCTCCAATAGTGGATTTATCAAAGTTAAAAGCAAACGAAGTAAAACATAAGCCAGATGATATGGGAGAGTTTTCACTTCAAATGAAGCAACTTAAAGTCCCAATCAAGTTTAGACTGTTGACAGGAGCAGATGAATCCATAATCAACAAGTATGCACAGCAGGATTTTAAAAAAGGTAGATTTAAGATTTCAAAATCACTTACCCACAAATATCTTCTTCACATCATGGAAGTAAATGGGAAGCGCGACAAGGTGTATATCAAAAGCTATGTGGAGGCTATGCCAATGCAAGACTCTAAGTATTTCCGAGATGAACTCAAGAAAATTGAGCCAGGACTAAATATGGATTATGATTTCGAATGCCCAAGTTGTGGAACAGTAGAAACCAAGCCAATCCCAATTACTCTTAAACTATTTTATCCAGACGCAGAATTCTAACGATGGAAAATTATCGACCATACTCTATGGTGAATGTTCCATCGCAAGGATTATATTACCCAGAAAATAAATCATTCTTTTACGTCAGATACCTTTCGTATGAAGAAGAGTACATTCTTACAGACCAAACCATCATGGAAAATGGAGATGGTCTTAGAAAAGTTCTTGAAGCGGTAATAATAGATGATTTTGATATAAACAAACTTGTCCCTGGAGATGTGCAAGCCATTTCTATGTTTTTAAGGTCCACAGCTTTTGGAGATAAGCTTGACCTTAATATTCGTTGCCCTAAATGTAAAAAAGAACAAGAGGCAAATGCTTACATCTCTCAATTTAAAATGAAAGAGGTTGAGCAATTTCCAGATAAAGGTCAGATTTTCAATTTAGAGCTCCCCGTTTCTAAAAAGAATGTAAAGCTTCGAGTTCCAACATACGTCGAAGAGGTAGAGGCTGAGCGCGAAGGAAAAATAGGGTTTACTAATAAGCTCGGACGAATTATAGTGGAGATTGGAGGCCTCAAAGACCCTCGTGAAATAAAAGGAGTGGTTCCCAACATGCCTATAAAGGATTCTAGGTTTCTAAAAGACTTTTTAGAGAAAAACACACCAGGCGTAAAAACAGAAGTGGACCATGAGTGTGAAAGTTGTCATCACGAGTTTAAACAAAAATTTTCTACAGACCATAATTTCCTTAAATTACCAAACAGTTATCGTCAAGGAATGATGGAGCAAATATTCAATATTTCCTACCATTCCCAGGGCGGGGTTTCTTGGTCAGAGGCAGTAAAAATGCCGACAGTTGAGCGTATGTGGCTGATGAATAGATTGAAAAAGGCAATTGATGACAGAAATTCACAAGAAAGAAAGGCTGCAAGCAAAAGCAATCGCTAGAGCTAGTTTTATTCGTACAATTCGTTGGTTTCAATTCAAAACTATTTATGATAAACTTATAAAATCTTTGTATTGTAACAAAATACAGATTCTGCCGTATATTGTTAATAAGACAAACATAAATTATGGGATTCATTCAACGTATATTAGAGAAGGTTTTAAGCGATACAGAAGCTCCAGTAGTTGAACCAATCAATACCAATGCGGTTGTTCAAGGAGACTCTATAACAATAGGTGATAATCAAACTAAAACTGTTCGTTTTGTAAATGGGGCGGACTTAAAAGGTTTTGTAGCGCATGACTTTGATAACGGTTCATTAGCTTTTCTAAAGAACGGAAAATACTCCGCACATAGAATGACTATTGCGCCTATTGAGCATGGTTCTTCCGAATATAAAGTTAAAATGTTTAATGGTGTGTGGGAGCAAGGAAATCTTGTTTGTGATAATTTTGTCGACACAATCAAAGGAGGAACTGTTGAGGGAGTGATTAATAATTCTTCTATATTTGACAAAATCAGTCCTGGAGCATCTGTTTCAGGGACTCTAGGAACTCCTAGCATGTTTTCATTGAAAGATGAAATAGCATTCACTGAAGGGACATATGAGGCCAAGAACATAAAGTCATTCCCTGCGTCAAGAGTTGCTCAAATGCTCAATCGTCAAATGAATCTCTCTACATTTGGGATTCCAGTATCTGGAGTTAAGAAAGTAGACAATAGGTCTTCTAACTTAATAGTGTCAATGTTTAGCTTGAATTCAGGGCAGTATGTAACATTTAAAGACACCGAAGAAAGAGTGTTTTCTTTTCGAGTTCTACAGTCTTATAAAAGCTCTGGGAAATCAATTGCTCTAAAAGAATTAACGCACGATGGGAATGAGGTTAAGTTGACTTGGAATCATTTTAGAGTAAGCACGATTTCAGATTATAACCCCATAGACTTCGAAGCTCGCTCTAGCATCCGAATAGGAGCGGAGATGAGAATCCCAAAACTGTTTCAGGATAACATTATGAATGATATCCAAGAGATTGTTATATCAAACGATAAGCCTGAGTTGCCAACTTTAAAAGCTGTAGACAAAGAGTCAGGATTTGTTCCACAAAAAATCAAATTTTAATATGATGCCTTTAAGCTGGAGAATAGAAAAGTTTATTTACGCACTGTGGCATGCCGCCGTAGTCGGGATTTGGCTGTTTTGGATGGGCCCTGTTGAGCATTACAAACTAGACAAATGGCTCACTGGAACATTCGGGGACTTAGCAGGAGAAATGATTCGTCATGGCTTAACTCTTTACGTAGTTTGGCAAATTGTAATTTTTTTTCTACATATAAATAACGCTTTGACAGGTAAGTTTCATATTTATTTTAATCAGGGCTCATTTGGAAACTTTATAAGAAATCAGGCAATGATGTTACAACAAGGCTCAGGTAGAAACTTAGGACCAACTTCTTATTACAACATTAATCGAGTGATTGCTTTTAGAGAGTCAAAAATGGGTGCGGTGAGTCAAAGTGAGGCTGCGGAAATATTAGTTAAAACATCAATGCTAGATGCTATATCATCTGGAGCTTATCAAGGGCATAATTCTAAGAGAGCTGCTTCAAATCTAAATTCTAGATTAGGAGCAATGGGGCAGAGCGATGGTTTAAAGTTCTTGATGAATCAAAAAGATTAAACATGAGTCGACTAACGATAGACTGTATTAAAAAAGAATGTGCTGATAATGAGCTAGCTTTTCGCCGTGGTAAATTTAAAAACGGCAACAAATACAGAGTTAGTATTTTGATGAATACTCAAAAGCTTGTGTGGCCCTGCAGAACACTTAAACAGTGCAAGGAAGCTATTATACAAGCTATGTTTTTAAAAGAAATAGAATTCGCTTAGTGAAAATGTTTACGTGAAAAGAAAAAAGGCTACCCTCCAAGGTGGCTTTTTTTCTTTATTGGTTATTTATAGCAAAGAGCTACAGAATGGCCGACAACACGGGAGAAGTATTTAACGAAGATAGTTTCAAAAAGTATGAAGAGTTTCAGCGAAAGCAGAAACAGGACTCTAACGCTTTATTGAATGTATGGAAGTCGATTACAAGTGAGGTGTTCGGTGTTTCTGGGGCTGCTTTTTTTGGCGAAATAGAGCGCTCTGCTGAAACGATGGAGACACTTGCAAAGGAGTCTAACAAACTAAAAGGCAACCTAGAAGACGCTAAACTAGCTCTAGGCAGGGATATTACGGCTCAATTGCAAGGCAGTCTAAAAGTCATATCTGATAACTCAGCTAGTCTTTTATATGACGCTGGTGCGCTTGGTGAAAAGTTTGAAGATGTTAACCTAACTAAGCTTCAGGATGAGATTGACAAAATATCTAGAAGCGGAGGCTCATTAGCGGAAACTCTTGAAGGATTTAACACCCTAGAGGAGCAGTTTAGAGTGCTTGAAGACCTTGCTAGCTCAAATGGAGAAGCTATTGCAGGTTATTCTGAAGAGACAAGAGAGTCCATACTTTTAAACACGGGCCTACTAAGTTCTTTGAGTAATGGGCACGAAAACTTAATCAACGTTCAACTTGAGTACAATGAAGCACTTTTAGAGGCAAACAAGACCAGCGAGAAAGGGCTAGACATAATGGGTGGACTCAATGAGATGTCTGAGAATTTCAGAAACTCAATGATTAAAGGGTTGTTTGAGTGGGACAAAGTCTCAAATGGCATCCAGAGAGATTCTGGTATACTGCTTTCTGAAATGGATTCAGTAGCCAATGCTGATTTCACATCAGGTATGGCTGAGTTTGGAATGTCTTTAGCAGATGCAGGCCAAATGGTTGGAGAAATCGGGGAGGAGCTTCAAACCACTAGCATGGCCACTAAGGACATGGCGCTTTCTTGGGGAGCAATCTCTATGGCTACAGGAGTAGCTACAAAGGAAGTAGCCGAGCTGGGAGCTAACCTAATCAAAATGGGTTATAGCACAGAAGGGGTAAAAGAATATTTTGAAGAAGCAAACAGCGAAGCTAGGATGCTTGGGGTTAATTCAAAAAACGTGCTTCAGTCTATTAATAAGAATCTCACAAAAATGAAGTCTTTTGGCTTTACTGACGGAGAAGAGTCTCTTGCAAAAATGGCTGCAAGAGCTGAACAATTAAGAATTAGTGTTGATAGCATTTTTAATGTTGCAGAAAAAGCAAGAACAATAGAGGGAGCGATGCAAATGGCGGCTGACTTACAACTTGCTGCTGGCTCATTTTCAAATTTAAACCCGATGGACTTGTTGGCTGCGTCGCGTAAAGGGCCAAAAGAGTTGCAAAAAATTATTGCAACAATGGGCGCGGACATTGGAAGAGTGAATAACGATGGTAAATTCAGTCTTGACCCAATTGATGGAGACAGGCTAAGGATAGCAGCTCAGGCTGTTGGTTTAGAATATGAAGAAATGTTTTCTATAATCGAAAGAAACGCTCTTGATATGGAGAAGCTTAAAATGTTTAACGGTGGATTAGACTTTACTGAAATGGCTAAAGGCTTAGATATGGACCCAGAAGCGTTAAGAAGCTCTTTTGCCGACATGATGGAATCAGACGGTAAAGGAGGGTTTAAATTAACAACTGATGGTCAAGCATTTTTGGATAAGAACGATATCAATAGCTTAGCTAATGTAAACTCTACAAATTTAGCAGCGGCTTTCCAGCAAAAGAAAGAAGACCAAAAAAACATTGACGCCCAAGCAGCTTCTAATATGTCTTTCAGACAGTCAATGGACGCTTTTATTGCAAGCCTGACAAACACTATAACCGTGTTTCAACCAATGCTGGAATGGATGACTCAAGCTATTAGCTGGTTTAGCTCTTTAGGTGGCACTTTTACAAAGTCAATTACAGCAGCTCTTGTGGTAGCAGTGCCGTTGATTGGCTTAATCATAGGAAGAGGTATAAGTATTGCGTTTGCTGGCAAGATGTCAAAAAGCGCTGGCTCAGGTATAACAGCGCTAGCTAAAAGTCTTGGCGCACTTTCAAAAGTTAAAATTAGTATACCAGGCGTAGCGAGGTTTGCTCTTGCTGTAGTCTTAATTGGCGGCGCTGTTGTTGGTTTTTCAGCAGCAATGGCTCAATGGGGCGGGGAGGCATCTGCAGACCAAATGGCTACATCTGCTGTATCTCTTTTGATACTGGCGGGAGGTGTAGCTGCGATGGCTGCAATTGGTGCAAAGACTGACATGAAAGGAGTTGTTAGAGGTTCTTTGGCGATGTTTATAATCGGCGCAGCTATGGTACCGTTTGCATTTGCTCTACAAATGATGAGTGATGTGAAATGGCCCGCTGTGATAGCATCTCTTGTTTTTATGGCTGCATCAATAGGGATGGTATTTGCCATAGGAGCTCTATTAGCAGGTCCTCAAGCAATCCTTTTAGCAATAGGGATAGGGGTGATTCTCGCTATTGGCGGAATGATGGTTCTTATGGCTGTGTCTTTAATGATAGCTGCGGTAGCATTTGAGCGATTAGCAAATGTAAATTGGGATGGCATCTCAGCAATGGGCGGTGCATTATTGAGTGCAGCCCCAGGAATAGCTGCGTTTGGTCTTGCTTCTTTAGTTTTTGCTAACCCATTAGTGTTATTAGGTATGATGGCAATGGCAGGTAGTATATTAATGATGGGCCATGCGCTGGACCCGTTGGCTACAAATCTAGAAAGAGCAGCCGAAGCAATGAGTAAGTTTGCAGATTCTATGAAGGAATTAAAAGCCACTTTGGGCCAAATTGACACAAAGAAGCTTGAGGAAATGCAGAAAATAGCAGATGCAATGTCGACATCGTCTAGCGCAAACTCTTTAAACGCTTTAGCTGCAGCACTTAGTAGTGCTGTGTCTGGAGGCTCTGGAGGAGCTAGTGGAGATGTTAGAAAAATCGAAATTAAACTCATTGGAGAAAATGGTAGAGAAATTAAACACAAAATCCTTAAAGACACTGCTACTCAAAGTGGTCGATGATTTTTTCTCCCAGTTATTTATGGGAAAGATATTAGCAAGGCATGTACAACACACTTTGGGACCCAAACGACGATAAGGAAAGATTATTCGAGAAATTCACTAAGTACTATGGTGAGTTTTCAGACGATGTTCGCGAGGATATGCAGTCAAGAAATGTGCAGATACCAACGTCTGTATATGACGTTTTGTATCCAGAGGCGAGAGAAAATCTTCTTTCTAAAAACGTACCAAAAAACACAGATATCATTGAAGATACTGAGGTTTATCGTCAAGCAGCTTTAGCTAAAATTGTTCCAGCTATCTCCGATATTAAAGAGTTGTCTGAAACATATCGAGCAGCTCAGCTTACAAGGAACATTATTAGCGAGACCTCTGTTTTAGAGATATCTAAAAAATATCGACTTGAACAACTCGCTAAAAATGAAACAATTAGCACAGAACCTCATTTAAAAAAATCAAAAGACTTTAGAGAGCAAATGCTGTCTAAAAATGTTCCGTTGGAATCAGACTTAGAAGCAGACACAGCATCGCTTCGAGATGACCAACTTGCTAAGAATGTGTCGAACACATCAGATGTAATCGAGGATACTCAAGACTTTAGAGATGGACAGCTATCAAAAAATGTTTCGTCAGAATCAGACCTAGAAACGGACTCAGTTCCCTTCCGAGAAGACGGCTTATCGAACAATGTTCCGTCAGAATCAGACCTTGAAGCAGACACAGCATCGCTTCGAGATGACCAACTCGCTAAGAATGTTCCGTCAGAATCAGACCTTGAAGCAGACACAGCATCGCTTCGAGATGACCAACTCGCTAAGAATGTTCCGTCAGAATCAGACTTGGAAACGGACTCAGTTCCCTTCCGAGAAGACGGCTTATCAAACAATGTTCCGTCAGAATCAGACTTGGAAACGGACTCAGCTCCCTTCCGAGAAGACGGCTTATCAAACAATGTTCCGTCAGAATCAGACCTTGAAGCAGACACAGCATCACTTCGAGATGACCAACTCGCTAAGAATGTTCCGTCAGAATCAGACTTGGAAATGGACTCAATTCCCTTCCGACAAGACGGCTTATCGAACAATGTTCCGTCAGAATCAGACTTGGAAACGGACTCAATTCCTTTCCGACAAGACGGCTTATCGAACAATGTTCCATCAGAATCAGACCTGGAAACGGACTCAATTCCCTTCCGAGAAGATGATTTATCGAACAATGTTCCGTCGGAATCAGACTTGGAAACGGACTCAATTCCCTTCCGACAAGACGGCTTATCGAACAATGTTCCATCAGAATCAGACCTGGAAACGGACTCAATTCCCTTCCGAGAAGATGATTTATCGAACAATGTTCCGTCGGAATCAGACCTGGAAACGGACTCAGTTCCTTTCCGAGAAGATGATTTATCGAACAATGTTCCGTCGGAATCAGACCTGGAAACGGACTCAGTTCCTTTCCGAGAAGATGACTTATCGAACAATGTTCCGTCGGAATCAGACTTGGAAACGGACTCAGTTCCTTTC